TACGATTACGACGTTGAACATCATTGATAGTCAAATTTGCATGTTTGCCATCTAAAGCAAAAAGTTCTTTAAAATGAACAATATAATATCTACCTTGTTTATGAAGTATGTGGCAACTTTGATATATTTTTTTTTCTTTTCTCGATGCAACCCCAATACGAGTTAGAGTTTCACGAACTTTTAAAAAGTCGTCTGGCTCATTCAAGATGACTTCTACCATCATATCGGGAGACCAGTTTACTTGTGGTTCAATAGTTTGTATTGTCATTTTGCTCCGCCAGTTTCAAGTCGTTGTTTAATAAAATTAAGTTGTGATTTATTTAGAATTTTCAAGGCTTGAGATGCTTTTTCATTACTATATCCATAGTATTGTTTAACGCATTCTAAATCTTTGATTTTATCTTTTCGGATCCAGGGAGAAAATCTCTTCCTTTTCCTTAGACTATTTAGATAAAATGAATATTGGAGATCTTTGTCTAGGAAATGATATCTATTCATTTCATTAGCAAAAAATACACAATCAATGTGCCCAGATAAACAACGATTTATAATATAAGGATTATATTCCCTTTTCATCTCAGGATTTTCCATGAGATTTTCTTTTGTAAGATTAATAGAATTTAACCAATCTTTCAATTCATAGGTCATCTTATTATCTCCAAATTAGATTCAGGACTCCAAATTTCAATTTCTGATCTTAACCTATTTTCTATTTTTAATTTTTCATACCTTTTTGATGCCTTGGTTTTCCACCAATTAATAGCATCATCAAATGAATGCTCAAACTTTGAAAGATAATATCTTTTCTTTTCAGTAAGAGTTTTTGCATGATTTATGCAATTATTAAACTCTTTTAACTTAATATCGTCTTTCAAAGATTTACGTATGATAGAAATCATTTTTTGTTGAATTTTTACTTTTTTTGAAGACTTGTCCGCTGAAACCAATCTTTCTCCACCATTGGCAAATTTATTAAACCACCAAAAAAAATCTCTAAAATAGTCATCATGAAACAGTGGAAGAAAATCACTTTCAGTATCTCCTATATGACGAAGAAATGGTTTCAATCCGTCATACATTGAAACTCCTTTAGTTGTTCCATATAATGATGTTGTTTCAAAATATTTAATATCAGTTCCATACTTTTGATCGAATTGAATTTTAAGTTCATTTGAGCAAGCAAGAAGAGCAAGCAATTTTCCACCAAGATAATTATATCCAAATGGTTGAACTGGAACTATATTAAATCCCATTACAAATTCACTATTAATTTTATCTAGAGGAAGAACTTCTCCAAAATATTCATTTCTTGGTTTGGAATTAATAGTTGGAGATCCAAATCTTACAACTCCAAGTATTTTTTTAGTGTTTGTTTCTTCAACTATCCACTTATGAGTTCTTCCAGGAATCGCCTCTTCAATTGGATTTGATGCAGTTAAATTAAGAATTTCAGAATATAACCATTGATTATATTTTGATTTTGTTTTTGCATTTGTATCAACGATATGAATTTTAATATTCATATCATTTGGATGCATTTTGAAATTATCAAACATTTCTGTTTCTGCACCAAAAATATATCCAGGTCTATTGGAAATTCTATCTTTTTTTACAAATCGCAAATAATCATCTATTCGATTAAATTTTGAATAATATTCAATAAATTTGTTTGCAGCATAAATTGCATCATTTTCATTTAATATCATTTAAAACTACACTCACACATAATCTCAGTTAATGCAGCTAAAAGGTTAATCTCTTGATCAGCCACGAATGCACATTGGTATTGATACTTAGCAATAACAAGAACGGCAGCGGGGATAGTCTCGGGTGAAAGACAATCATAACAGGCGTCATAAACCCTGCGAAGAAGACTAGAAGCATCGTTGTCCAAGTTGGAGACCACCCACTTTCGGACTTCAGGAAAGTTTTTATCTTTAAGATGTTTAATAAGTTCATTTACAGAGATGTCCGAAAAAGATGCAAGAATTGCTGCGTCGATTTTGCCTCCCGCAGAATAACGTTGGCATTCGTTGAGGACGCGACGAAAATCTGGGAAGTGCTTTGATACAAGTTCTGCAAGGACTTTTTGATCGTATTCGATGCTCTCTTCATCCAAGATGTTTTGTAGATGCTTGAAGAAGGATCCTGCCAACTGTGCTTTTTGCTTTCCTTTGATTGTGAAGTCAATGACAGCACATCGGGAGTGGAGGGGTTCAATGATCTTGTTCTTGTAGTTACAGGTGAAGATGAATCGGCAGTTGCTATAAAATGCCTCAATATTTGCCCGTAGTAAGAGTTGTACATCATTGCCGGTGTTGTCTGCTTCGTCAATGATGATGACTTTGTGTTTAGAAGATCCCGTAAGTGATACGGTCGAAGCAAAGTTCTTCGCTTGGTTCCGTACAGTATCCAAGAAACGTCCTTCGTCGGATCCGTTGATGACATAAAAATCTGCTCCTAATTCGTTACATAATGCTTTTGCGATTGTTGTTTTACCAATTCCAGGAGGACCTGCAAGAAGAAGATTTGGAATTTCACCCTTCTCCACAAACTCCTTGAATGTTTTTTTAGTATCATCAGGGAGAATACAGTCGTCGATTTTACGAGGACGATACTTCTCCACAAAAAGAAATTCACTTGCCATAATTTAATTTATCCACGAAGGTTTTCTTGACGGCATACGAAGATAATTATCTCTAACCCAAGTCTTGGAGTTAATGTAATTCTTGTAAGCAGTAAAAGTGTCAATGCTGTCGTCAAGTTTATACTCATCAGGCATAGCACGAACAAAGGTTTCTACACTGGTTATTTTACCACGGGGGAACAAGTAGAATGCATCTACAAGTGTTTTGTAGCAGGAATGAACTTTGCCGTAGCGAAGAGTATATTCATCACACAGATTCATCCCGTGCTTGATTAACCAATAGGCATTATGAATAGACTCTGCTGCCCATTTGGTGCAAGGATGATTACGAAATGCACCCTTCTCGGTGCTGTAAGGAGTGTTGTCTGCCTTGAGAAGGGGTCCATAGTTGTGATACCACTTGGAGGCAACGATAGAGAGCATCTGGCAGCACTCTAGTGGCATTTTGACTACGTGCTTATCAGGAAGACAGATGGCACTCTCTGCAGGAAATTCACTTGTTACAAAGATGTTCATCCTAAGGTTGAATCAGGTTCCATTGCAATATAATACTGGACAGCATAGGCAGTATTCTTGAATCGTGACAAAAGTTTAGAAGAAATTGCAACTTCATAAGAACCAGGAATGATTTTGATATTCTCAACCTTAAAGTTGAAAGTGAATGTATCATCAGTTTCACCAACAATCACAGAGAAGTCATTAGAAGTATCGTTCTTCTTATCACGAACCACCAGTTTGACTACACCTGCTTCACCAACCACAGACAAGTCGGGAAGTTGATATACTGCCGCAGCCTTAAGCAACCTATCAAGTTCCCTGGTATCAAGAAGGAAACAAACGTCTTCAGAAGGAAGACTAATAGATTTATCGGGGGGTGTTACAATTACGTTAGGATCAGCAAAGAAGTATTTGGAGCGAGACTTACCTTCTTTGATTACAACGTAACTATTGTTTTCAAAATCAAGTTCTGCATTTTGATGAAGAGCAAGTCCATTCAAGAATTGATTCAAATCATAGATACCAAAGTCCTTAGGAAGTTCTTCTTCAATTGTTGCTTCGGCAAGAATATTTTTCATCACCGAAATAGTGCGAAGCGAACTACCTTCCTTAAACAGAATGGATTGATTGATGCCAGAGAAATTTTTGAGAAGTGTCAGAGTTTTATCAGAGAGTTTCATAATTTGAGGTTTAAGTTTCATTATCAACGGAATTCGGAAAGACCATTATCCTTACGGGAATAATGACCATCAAAGTGGAGCAGTAGCATAGCATAATGGATGACTTTCAGCAAATCACGTTTGTTGCGACCATCTTTATCGCCATAACGAGAACCATATTTAATGATGTTTGCTTGACAGAAACCTGCAGCAAGTTCTTTTGCTGCCATCAGATCTATGGTCTGAACATCTTGGTATTCTTGTTCGTGCCCACAATAATGACTGTTATAAGTGCCAGTCACATAATCCTGAATATCTTTCAGGATTTTATCTTCGTTGTATTTCCAAAGATGATTTGTTGGTTGTTGAGTCATATTCACGGGGGTTTTTTCAATTACAATTTTGTCTTCACTATTAAGTGTCATAGTGAATTTATTATACTCATCCATAATAAGAGAAAGGCACATTTACCTTCCACAATCATATCAGAAAGGTAGTTGTTCGTCAACTGGCATTTGGAAATCGACATCAATTTTATCATAAAGTTCCAAGAATGCTTGTTTGGTTTCATCATCAAAACGATTTACGCACACTTGAATTGCTTTTGCTTTATCTTTGAAGATGGAATAAGCACGAACAATGTGAACCAGGCGGCGAGTGCTAATGATTTCCTCAATACCACCATCATAGAAAGTTTTACGAATCACGTCACCCCAATCAACAAGACGCTTACAGAACTCACGATCTTCCACACCAAGATCCAGGGCAACACCTTCAAGAATCTTTTGCTCCACAGAAGGTGCGGGATAGGACTGCTCAAACGTCACAGGAAACCTCTCCAGAAACGCTTCGTTGAGCACGTTAGTGCCGATAAAGCGTCCATCATCAGAACCTTTACCTTTAGTGTTTGCAGTGGCAATTACATTGAATCCAGCAGCAGGTTTGACGAACTTACCAATCTTCTTGAGAAACACGCCTTTACCTTCAAGCACAGATTGAAGGCACAGAATCTTGTTAGATGCCAAATCAATCTCATCCAGAAGCAGAATAGCACCACGCTCAAGTGCTTCAATCACAGGACCGTTATGCCAGGCAGTTTCACCATTCACCAGACGAAAACCACCAATCAAATCATCTTCATCAGTTTCAATAGTAATATTCACACGAATCAATTCACGCTTCAGTTGAGAACAAGCTTGCTCCACACTGAACGTTTTGCCATTACCCGAAAGACCCGTAATGAACGTAGGATAAAAAAGATTGGACTGAATAATTTTTTTAACGTCATTAAAATTACCAAACTTGACAAAGGTATCATCTTTTTCAGGAACAAGATTTTGAATCACTGTAGGAAGAACAGCAGGAGCATTAAAACTACGCTCAATCTCTTGAACGTTTTCACGAGTCACTTCTAAATTCCATTTACCACGTTGAACTTTAAATTCATCAAGTTTATTGGTTACGGTTTGATAATTAGAACCATTCAAAGCACACCAAGCTTTGATTTCGGCAGAATTAACTTCAATACCATAAAGTGCTTTAAGAGAAGAGACGATGTAATCAGTGCTCATTTTGGTGCGAGTCATTAAAGTGGTTTGTTTCAACTGTAGTCATTATAAAGCAAAAAGGGGGGTCAAAACTCCCCCCTTGTGACACTTTTTAATCTGGTTGTAAACGGATATTGTTGTGTTTTTTGGCACAAGCACCTCTTATCCAAGCACGACTTAAAGAATTTATAAAAGAACAACCTTTTCCAGATTGTCCACAATAAGAACACTTTGCGTCTAATGGATCATTGGCATAAGGATTATAAAGTTCCTTTTTTGGTTTTTTAAAATTTTGTTGTTGTTTGTGTTTACGATGATTCATTACGCAACAAGAGAAATAAACTCACCAAGAACTTTTTTATTTAGTTTTTTGATCTTGAGAGATTTAACAAAAGCAGTTTTTATTTGTGCTTTGGTTGCATCATCAGCAACTTCAAACTCTGCATCTTGAGAGAGTGCAGAAGAAGAAAGTCCAAAGTATGCATCATAACCAGAATTGGTAATTGTAAAACTTTTCACTTTCTTCCAATCAGATTGAATTTTATCATACTGTTTATCAGAAGTAGAGTGATAAAGATTAATAAAACGATTTGCATCACGTCCACAAAGAACACGAATACCAATAAAGTTCACTGTTGGAAACTTATCTTTAAGATTATGAAGAAGAGTATCAGTATAGTGATGATATCCATAATCAAACTTATAGGTGGTTCCAAGTTTCCTGTCCCGAAGAAAAGTTGTATTTGGATTGATGCTGCGACATCCAATATAAGGATCTTTATCCCAGGCACGTTTCACTTCCAAATGATATGGAAGATGATTTGCCTCACCATCAGTTAGAATTACACACTGAACTTTTTGAAGTTTATTTTGCTTTTGAAACTGTGGAAGAATTTGATGAAGGGCAATTAGACTTTCATTCAAAGGAGTTCCAGAAAGGCACAAACGATTTGGATATGTGTATTTGCAGTAATAGGTATTATCAAAGCAAACAGCAAGTCTCCAGATATTCAACATTTGATGTTCCAGTTCTTTACCATTTACTTTACTGGTAAAAAGATTCATCAAAGAGAAATCATTCTCCACACAAACAAGTCCGTCTTTCTTTTCATAATGAGGTTCTGGAAGAGTTGAATCATTATATCCAGGACGCAACCATTCATTTGTAAAGGCATAAACCTCAAAAGGAATATTAACTTTCTTACAAAACCAAATAAGATTAAACAGTTGCTTACAGGTATCTGAAAGAACATTCTGCATAGATCCACTCCAATCTAGAATAAAAATTAAACCGTGATTTTTACCATCAGGAATTACACTGACTTTCTTGAACAAGTCCTCATTAAACTTATAAGTATGCAGACGAGCAGTATCAAGAACACCTGTGCGAGAAGTTGATGTACGAGCATAAGAATCTGCTGCTTTACGACACTCAAACTCCTTCACCAGATAATTAACTTCTTTCTGTGCTGATGCTTTGAATTTCTTAAACCCAGCATCTGCTTCTTCAAATAACTCCTTGTCTAAAACTTCTGCAGCATCCTTTCCATACATTTTTTTATTATACTCATATGAGCGTTTTTTTTGTCCCATGAAAGAATCATCAATCACTTGATGAACTTCAGAGTTCTTACCGATTACAGACTCCAGATTAAGTTTAGGAATTTCAATATAGACATTTTCGGTTCCATTATTATTCACCAAGTCTTTGATTTTTTCACGCAGAGCTTCATCAGTGCGAA